TGGGTTTGTTCGAAATCCATTTGATAGGGAATTGAGCAATTATTTTTGGCATACAAGGGTAAATGTAAACTCAATAAAAGACATTTCGTTCAAAGATTGGGTTGAGTGGCGATACAACTATTCTGATAAGGTTTCATTTTCTTGGTGGCCTACAAAAGACGATTTCTATTACAACAAGGGATTTGCCAAAAGACCGCAGATTGGTCACTTTGTTAATTCATATGGCGATATCTTGGCCGATTACATTGGTCGTTTTGAGACTATCAACGAAGATTGGGCGCATATCTGTTCTGTAATAGGTGTCAAGCATACACTGCCACACCACCACAAAACAGAACATGATGTAGATTACCGCAAATACTACACATCAAATTTAGTCGATATTGTTGGGAATGCACATCAATTAGATTTGATGGCCTTCAATTATGATTTTGAGCATGGCCTAGTATCAAAAAAAATTTGCTCAAGCTGGCGACTAAATGGAAGATATGACTTAGCATTGGCATCAACTTACAATTATGCGTATGGATGATGGCAATTATATATCAAATATCTCTGCATGGGTCTGCGTTCGATGCGCGGCACATGTCATGGGATCAAGCTATAGCTGAGAGCCGCTGTAAGCCTGACACAGCATGGAAAGACCCAATTCATAACCGAACACTGCTAAAGGGTGAATTTGGATGCGCAGTAAGCCATTTGCGGGTGTGGGAAAAGATTGCCAAATCTGGTGTAAATGGGATCATACTTGAAGAGGATGTTGTTTTTGATGGCATCGATGTTTCTGACGTAGATCGATTACTTCAAGATTATGACAGCGTTTGGTTAGGCTATAGGTTCAATGATCTTGGTTATTGGTACAATGCTCATGCTTATGCAATTTCGCCTAACACAGCAAAACATTTGATTAATGGCTATTCTCAAGCTATCATACCAAGTGATGAATGGTTGCCGCAGAAACTGGGTGGGTTGCGCAATTATTTTTACGAACATGAGATTGTTCGGCAGATACCACGAAAAATCCGCCCATCTACTATTGAGGATACAGAAATGCTAGATGGCAAAGATATTGATTTTCGTATTGTTACGGTCGCTACGGAACCAGAAAAGATGTGGGCGCTTGAGCAGTCAGCCGCTAAGTATGGGGTGATCGTTAATAACCTTGGCAAGAATCACCCTTGGCGTGATGAAATGACGGGGCTTGCTGGTATGCCTAAAATCCAGCTTGTTAATGAATACCTAGCGACCGTTCCAGATGACGCAATCATTCTGTTCATGGATGGATATGATACGTTCTTTGCAGATAGCCCATTGGTTATATTAGAAAGGTATTTGCAATTTGGTGCTGATATCGTTTTCGGTGCTGAAAGCCAGTGCTGGCCTAAAAACGAAAATGCGGATCTTTGGCCCGATACTGGAACCCCATATAAATATCTTAACAGCGGATTATATATCGGCAAGGCATCTGAGTTACACAGATTTGTTTCTCATACCCCGAAAGAGGGCACCAGCCTTCAAGATGACCAGCTATTTTGTCAGAGGCGTTATCTTGGCGGCGATGTAAATGTTGCCCTAGATACAGAGGCATATATTTTTCAAAACCATGAGCCAAAAATTCGCGTTGTAGATGGGCAATTATGGAATGATGAAACTGGATGTTGTGGTTGCATATATCATGGCAATGGCGGCGATGATGCTAAAGGTCTATTCGTTACTATGGCTGAGAAATTTGGCTTTATGCCAGAGGCGGAAATTGTCCAGTCGCCATATTACATGACGCTAAATTATGACGAAGTAGCGCCAGAAATATTAGTAACTGATTTTCTATCTGACCGTCAATGTGATTACTTAATTCAGCAATCAGAACGCTATGGTAATTGGGGGAATATGGATGGTGATAAATTCCCTGCGCAAGAAATCCGTTTACAGAAACTAGGTCTATGGCATGAGTACGAAAGGCTTTGGCATGAGAAACTTGGAAAAATTGCTATGGAACATTGGAAGCCGTATTTGCACATTGGTTTACGCGATGCCTTTACCATGCGGTATGCTATGGATACGCAAAAGGCTCTGGGGTATCACACGGATGCTTCGCTGGTTACTGGGTCGGTAAAGCTGAATGATAACTATGAGGGTGCGGAATTGATTTTCCCACGCCAAGATTTCAGCAACATCAATGTCCCGAAGGGCAAGTGCATCCTATTCCCTGGTGACGTGACGCATGGGCATTATGTCCCTGAATTAAAGTCTGGCGTTAAATATAGCCTGACCATGTGGACAAGTCGCTATCAGGGTGACGTAAATGACTAAATTCTTCTTAGAAATAGGGGCATCAAACTTTGATACGTTGCTGCCGCTTGCAAAGGCTGGTTGGCATGGCGTTGTTGTCGAGCCCATACCATACCTTGCAGATCAACTTGATGAAATGTTTGCAGAATACCCTGTTGAAATACAAAGGGTTGCTATATCTGATCATATTGGGAAAATAGAAATGGCGGTAGGAAGGGATGACGGTGACTGGACTGTCGGCGCATCTCATGTTGTAAGCAAAAATCATTTGGGTGAAAGATTAAGTAACCACCCAGATAATCGCGGAAACTTTGACGAGACTATTGAGGTTGATTGCATCACACTAGATCGATTGCTATACAATTTTGATCATATAGACTTTATGAAGGTTGATGCAGAGGGCCACGAATTAAACATCTTTATGAACTATTCATTCAAGCTAAAGCCAAAATTCATTAAGGTTGAGCACAAGCACATTGATGATGTTGTGTTAAGCCAAAAGCTAATGAGTAATGGATATTTGGTTTGGACAGAAAAAGATGATATATATGGAGTAGCCTTCTAACGGGAGTTTAAAAATGTCATTTGGTGCAAGCCCCTTTGCCGTTTCTGCCTTTGGCGATGACGGTACTATAAAATATCAAATTGCACCAAGTACAATCGCAACATCTTCTGTTGTAGTTGATAGCGCTGATATTACAGAGAACAATGCGTTCGCAACGGAGGACATTAATAGTTCAGCACCAGTTTTAGGAACTGCTGATTATTTTGAATTATACAGTCTATCTACATCAAATATAGCGGCTGGTTCGCCAGTTTTAGGCACTGCCGATATGTATGAAGATGAAACCCTAAGTGCTGGTGAATTAGCAACTGGATCGCCCGTTCTTGGCTCAGCATCAATAAATCAAAAACATAAGATATACCCAGCAACGCTAACGGGTTCTGCGCCAGTCTTAGCTACTGCCGCAATGTATGAGGACGAAACGCTAACTGCGAATGATATAGATGCAAACGCACCGTCCATTGATAATGCTGTGCTTACTTATAATCTTGTAATGGCAAGTAGCAGTTTGGATGCTGGAAGCCCAAGCATTGCAAGCATAACACTTGTTCAAGAGCATATACTTTCGGCAGATGGCATTGAGACTGGAAACGCAACCGTTCCAGATGCAACAATGTATGAGGAAGAAACATTTGCGACAGTAGAGTTGCGAACCAATCGTCCAACCATCCCGCAGCTTGCACTTGTTTCGGATCATAAATTTGCATCTGATAATATTGATACTGGTTTGCCAAGCGTTCCTGACCAGCAAATGGTTGAGGATGAAACGTTTGCAACGTCAAATCTTGATACTGGATTACCTGATGTTAATAGCGTAGCTATTGCCCAAGATCATATATTTGGCATTGGTAATCTGGAAACTGGTGCCGTTAGCGTACCAGCGCTGTCAATGTCTGAGGAAGAAACATTTACGACATCAAATCTTGATGCTGGCGTTCCAAATGTAATTGAATTGACACTTGTTCAGGGCCATGAGTTTGCTACTGAAAATCTTGAAACTGACAATCCTACCGTACCTGACATTTTTGTTTCGGAACAAGAAACGTTCAGCACATCAAATCTTGATGCTGGATCGCCAATCCTTGATACAGCAGACATTTCCGAAAACAACATCTTTACCAGCGCAAATATCAATGCAGCACCGCCATCACTAGATACTGCGACAATCAACCAAGATCATATTATCAACACTGCAAACCTAAATGCGCAAAGCCCACAAGTTGATATTACGGCTATGGTTTATAATGCAGTTTGCGCAACTGATGATCTAACGACTGGTGCCCCAAGCGTTCCGTCCTTAGCTATGTCAGAGGAAGAAACGTTTAATGCTGATGAACTAAGTTTTGGCTTGCCAATAATTGATAGCGCAGCATTTATTCAGGGCCATGTATTAGAGACTAATTCTCTTGAAGCATCTAACCCAGACATTGATACTGCTGACTTCAACCAAATTGCGCACCTTGTAGCCGAAGAAATTTCTACTGAGCCGCCGATTATACCAATTATTATCTATAACGCTGCGCTTGGTAGGATTATAGACGTTGATGATACAACATCGCAAAATGACTTATCATTTGATATGATAGCCGCAAATGATGTACAAGCGGCAATATCAGCGCCAAACACGGTAACCGCAGCATAGGAAAGAGACATGGCATTTTATATCAAACAGAATGACACATCCCCTGCATTGCAGGTTACGTTAAAGGATGGCAACGGCGATGCAGTAAATTTAACAGGGTGTTCGGTAAGATTCCACATGCGGAAAATTGGCGCGACTTCTACAAAGGTTGATGATGCTGCAACCATATCTGACCCAACTGGTGGAATAGTTTATTATAACTGGTCTGCCAGCGATACAGATACAGTTGGTTCTTTTGAAGCGGAGTTTGAAGTTACATTTACTGGCGGAGAAATTGAAAGTTTCCCAAACAATAAACAATTCATTGTGGAGATTACAGATGACATCGCGTAACACAATCGGCTCCATAACCAGAGATGAATTAGTTGCGATGATTGCAAAAGGTTCAGAGGATGGCGCATTGAAGGCGCTTGCCCGTGTTGGGTTGCATGATGAAAACGCTGTTCACGATGTAAAGGAATTGCGCAGCCTTCTTGATAGCTGGCGTGAGACTAAACGCGCTGTTCGTAGCACTGTTATAAAAACCTTGACCGTTGGCATTCTTGGCTTCTTAATGGGCGCATCGTATCTAAAGCTAAAAACGTGGTTCTAAATGCGGATAATCTTGTGCATATTGTTGGCGATAGTTGCTAATGCAGCATTTGCGCAAGATGTTATTTATTCTGATAGCACTGTTCATTCTGACGGTGAAATGACCACCACAGTTATCTCACCACCGCCATCTGCAATATCACCAAGTATCAATTCATCTAATAGCGATTTATGTACTGTTGGCGTTGCTGGCGCTGTACAGACGCAAATTCTAGGCATTTCCGCTGGAAAGACCGTGCGGGACATGAACTGCGAAAAGCTGAAAAACGCTAAAACGTTGTATGATATGGGCATGAAGGTAGCTGCCGTATCCGTCATGTGCCAAGACCCAAGGGTGTTTGACGCGATGATGAACGCTGGGACACCTTGCCCATACGATGGCATGATTGGTGATGAAGCAAAGGCTGGCTGGGAAGCTAACCCAGATCAAAAGCCCAATGCTAAGAAAGGTATCTTTAATGGTGCGAATGACAATGCGGTTGGCGTTGGCGGCGTTCTTGGCGTTCTTGCCTTGTTACTCTTACTCTGAGCCATATTCTTACGGCACAACAAACAATGCGGCAACGTATGGTTTTGGCTGGGATATGTACAATGTTTTGCCAAATGTTGCTGGTGTAGAAGTCAACGGCATCTTTTATCGTTACACAGTAGAGAAACAAACCGAAGATGACATGCGGGTTACTGTCAGCAATGATGGTGTGTTTAGCCTCACTGATGATTGGTCTAGCCTACCATCCAACACAATTACAAGGGGGCTTAGTTTTGACAATATCCCTGCACGTTCTTGGGGCGATGGTTCAATTACTGTTGATGG